GCATACAAGCTTTTTTATCCAATTTCCTTGATTATTCAAAACCATAGGCAAAAGTCTAGGAACACCATCAATAATGATTCCGCAGCCTAAAATAAACCTTGTTTTAAAATTTTTAGCATAAGCAAAAGCAAGACTCTTTTGATTTATTAAACAACCTACATTCATTGCAAAAAATAGATTATCAGGATTGGCCCAATAACTAATTAAAAATTTTGTATGATAATGACCCTGGACAGCTGACATTCCCATAGTCTGTGATACCTTTAAAATATCAGCTGATCTACCATGGGTAAAAAAACATCTTTGTCTATTAGGTAAATCTAATGTTAAATCATCCACCCATCTCCATTTTTTTGTACCTAAAAAATCTCCATAATCTTTTAAAAACTCTTTACTCATACCATATTTTAATGCTCTCCTGTAAACTAAGCTGCTATGGTTAGATTCTACTTCAACCATTTTTGGAAATATAGACTCTAGTTCTCTTACGTAAATTTTAGATTGTTTTAGCTCATGTCCTGCGGAATATAAATCAGGATCATGTGTGTGCATATTAATAGCGTGAAAATCTAACAAGTCTCCAATGTTTACAATTTTATCTGGTTTATATTGTTTATTTATTTCTCTTAAAAACTCTATTGAGTCTTTGTGATGGTATGGAATATGTAAATCACTTATTATTAAAATACGCTTATAGGCCATATATGACCTATACAACTAATTGGAGAGGATGTAAAGCAGCTGACCTAAGACCAACAAACCAACAGCTGCTAGTCCATATAAAATTCTATCTATGTCTTGTTTCATGTGTTTAAGATGATTCTTAATTATTAAATCAATTTTTTGATTAACTAATTTTATTCTTCCGTCTATTTCTACAAATTTTTCTTTATTAGTTTTCATCTTCTTTTTTTTCTCTTTCTTCTCAAATCAGTATCATGCTTTCTTGATCCTCGGAGAAAACTATTGACCCTTCCCATACTCCAGCTGGCCATTGACGTTCTGGGCCTACTGCCGCTGCTTAAAAATGCACCTTGGCCACGCCTATACACTTTTTTTAATGTACCAAGAGTTATACCTTTTCTTTTAGCAGCTTTAGCTCTTAAAGTTGCTACTACTCTTGCAGATAGTGGTCGTCTCCTTGCCATTACTTTCTCCTCGCTTTAAACATAGATGCAGGTATTCTAGCACCTGATTTATACAAGCTAGACATAGTTCTAATTAAACTAGCTCTTGAACTTCTTTTACTACCTTTTAGACCAGAAAGATACTTTTTTGGTAAACCAGTTGCTTTATCTTTTGGTACGCTTCTTTTTCTTTTTTTTCTTTTTGCCATATTTCTTTCTCATTGGTCTTTTGTTTAGCATTTCTTGTATGCTAGTTGTAGTAGTTATACCTCTCACCTTCTTTTCTTTCTTTTCTTGTGAGCTGAGTTTTTCATAAGCTTCCCATCAGGCATATAATGATACCCTTTGGGAGCTTTCTTTCTTTTTCTTTTAACCATTACTTTTTCTTCTTATTCTTTTTCTTTTTTTTCTTTTTTTTTGGCTTCATTCCGCCACCATAATGTCCAGGCATTATTTCCTCGCTTTCTTTTTTTTCTTTTTTTTCTTCATAATAGCTTTCTGTAAAGCCATAGGAAGTTTCTTTTGTTTTTTTGTTAATTGCATATTATCTCCTAGTTTGCAAATTTACCACCAGACCATTTAGCATCTGGTAATCCATTTGTATAACTTTTTCCGTCAAAAGTTAAGACTTGTTTTCTATTAGAACCCTCCACAAAACTAGCGTGAACCCAGCCTGAGTTAGGGCCTTCTTCCTCTTTCCAAAACTCTAATATTAATTGATCAAAGTCGCAGTTGTTTTCTATCCATATTGCAACTTGCAAATTAGATACACCAGCTATCTCAAAGTCAACAGCCTCACCTTTTGTATGCTGAGATGTAGGCTTGCTGCCTATTGCTTCACATAACTCAGGACTTCTATATCCTGAAGTTACCATTATTGGTTTTTCAAACTTAGCTCTTACAGGTTCTAGTATTCCATAACATAAATCTGTAAGATTTTTTATTTCACCGCTGCCTGCCTTATTCTTAATATTAAGTCTTATAGCAGTAGAAGATTTCTCAAATTCTTCTAATTTAAAATGTTTACTTAATTGCATAACATTCCTTTTGTTAAAAAAAAAGGTATGAGACCAAAGGTGGATTTGATCTCACACCAACCCTTAATTTATCACTTTTTAAACCAATTCGGAAGTCCTAAATGCTTTCTTCTGTCAAATATATTATCTTTAGCAAATCTTGTTTTTGTGTTGTTATAATGTAAAAAAACTTGAACATTACATTTACCTTTAAATTTTTCTCTCCAATGCTCTAAATCACATCCTCGGTAAACCAGCATATCTCCAGGTTTTAAATCTACTTTAATACCTTTTTTGTTTTTTTCTCCTGAAGGTTCTAAATATATTGGCCAATCATTACCTCCTAAATTCATTGTTGTTGATATTTCACAGCTAAATCTATCTTTATGTCTTTTTAAAATATCACCTTTTTTATAAACTCTACCATAAGTATAGGCAGGATATAATTTTAAACCTGTTGTTTTTTCCATTATAGGTTGGCATTTTAACATTAAAGTCTCCATAGCAACATCAGAATAAAAAGAATATGTATTTGGTATTTGCTCATTCTCTTTTTCATAATAACCTAATATTGTTTCAAAGGGTGAAATGTATCTTTCTTTTAAACAAGTATCATAAACTTGTTTTTTCATAAGTAGATAATTATATAAAAATAAAGCTAAATCATTATCAATAGCTTTTTTTATTATTGCATATTTATTTTTTTTAAACATCTTTTGCCATTTCTTTAGGAACAGCTTGTATATTCCAATGTATGAACCTAAATGGTTCTATCCCAAAATCTACTGCAAACTCATGTTCTAAATAACCTGGAAATATAACTAATGTTCCTGGTTTTGGTCTAAGATGAAATTGTTCGTGACCTGGCCATACGCCTTTTAAATCTGGCTTCATTTTTAATTTTGTTGTTCTTGCACCAGTTTTTGGTTCGTGAAAAACAGGACATGATGTTTTCTCACTACACTTTAAAAAATAAAAACCTGATATGTGTTGATTCCAATGAATATGTGCGGAGTGATGCCCACCACCTTTTTTTGCAAATTCTTGAACCCACAACTCACTAAACATAGTTGTGTATTTAGACATATCATAACCTTGATGATCTAAATATTCCCAAGACTTTTGACCAATATAATTTCTAAAATCTAAAAAATCATTATCAGCTGTAAGTGGTGTTGAGTGATGTGATGTGCCAAAGTCACCAAACTTTTTTATGTGTTCCTTATTTCTTTTACGAGCTTCTTGAATATATTTGTTACTTGCTTTATTTAAAGATTTTACAAATTCTGGTTTTTCTTCAGTCCATACTATTGTCGGAAAATAAGTATTTATAAACATTATTTAAAAGGCCTTCCTATATGCCATACCACAAGACTATATCTTGTACCAGCAGTAACTGGTTTTACTCTGTGCCATATAAAACTAGGAAATATTATTATTGAACCTTTTGGTAATATTTCTTTACATTGTATTCTATGTTTTGATTCATCTCTCATGTGTGGATCATAGTTTCTAAAATCAAATTCTAATTCTCCACCTGTATATTCTGAACCATCTGTCAACTGACAAGTCATGGATAATTTTCTTATTTTTCCATGTTCAGGTGTATTTGGTCTATCATAAGGTTTATCCCAACTGTCACAATGCCAATCATAATATTGATTTAGTTTATATTTTGTAAATTGACAAGACTCTGATCTATCCCACTCAAAGTTCCAACCAGCTGATTTATTAGCTTGATGCACATAAGGATGTAATTCTTTATAAATCCAAAGATCATTTAACCAAACTAAATCAGAATTTCTTTTTCTTTTTAAATCTAATATTTCTTGTTTATTTAGTTGTTTGTCTCCATAGCCACCAGTTCTAGCCATGACTTCTGTTTGTGCATTAGCATAAGCTATGACTTCATCACAGAATTTAGGAGTAAGTGCAGATCGAAAATACCAATAGTAATTAGATATATTCATAAGTTGTTTTTAAAATAAAATTTACTTTATCTTTTTGATTATTAGATATGTGATATATCTGTGTACTTGGAAACATGACAAATTTATTATTTTTAAGTTCTATATCCCAGCTTCTTCCTGCTCGTCTATTATCATCATAATATATTCTTACATTACAATTTTCTACATTTACACCATATAACATTACATAATCAGGTGAATTTTTTAAATCTACTTTATTATTTTCAGGCTCAGGAATATTAGATTCATTTGGTTTAAACATAAGACCAGTTGTTAATTTATTTATTAAATGAAAATTATATTTTACATTTATATGTTCTCTAAGATAAGTGTTTAATTTATCCCATTCTCTTGAAAAGGGGAAAGGACAATCTTGAATTATGTGTGTAAGTATATCTTTTTGTAAATGCTCTGTGTCTATCTCAAAACCTTTTGGCATTGAAATATTACCATAATATAAATCTATTTTTGAAAGGATGTTTTGTTTAATGTCCACCATTAAATTAGAGATTATTCTCTTTCTTTTTTATCCCAGCTTTGATTATCTTCGTTCCAATCATAGTAATGAGTATTTGTTTCAGCTTCTTCTAATTCAGGAGCATCACCTATTGGTGACTCCCAGTTAGCAGTTGTAAGATTTTTTACCCATGATGGATAAGGTTTTTTTGGCCAAAAGATATTATTATCTTCATCCCATTCATAACCTATTCCTGCATAATTTCCTCTAAATGCTTTAGAATCATCACCTGATGAGTGTTTGTTTGCTGATGTATTGTAAGATGTTTGTATCCACATTTGTGCAGGCCAGTTGTTATGTCTTTCTAACCACTCTTGACCTTTAGCTTCAATCTCGTTTCCTTGATCATCTTTCATTTCTTCATTATCCATAGTTAATACTTGGATAACTTTTCCATTCATTCCTATTTTTGCAAAGTGTGCCATAATATTATCTCCTTATCATATTCATATTTTTTATCAACTATTGATATTTATACCTTATTACTACAATACCTGATCCACCTGCTCCACCTGCGTTACAGTTAATTCCACCACCACCGCCACCGCCTTTATTAGTTCCACCTGCTCCACCTGCATTTGTTCCTGGGCTAGTTCCTCCAATACCACCACCGAAAGGTGATGCTGGATTTGTTGCAGCTTGTGGTCCATTAGAATTATATGGGACAGAAGTTCCTGCCGCATTACCTCCACCAGCATAACCTACTGATGATCCAGTAATTCCTGTTGAAACTCCAACTCCACCTTTACCACTTATTCCTGGAGGTGTTCCTTGCGTTCCTGCGGCACCAGCACCTCCACCACCTCCACCTCTAAAGTCAGGTGGCGCATCAACTCCTGTTGCACCATTGTTACCTTGAGCAGGGTTTGTTGGTGGTGTATTTCCTGTACCTCCTGTACCAGAAGTTTGTGATGAACCCCCACCACCTGATCCTCCTGGATCACCTGGTCTTGCTGGTGAACCTGTAGGACCACCCTCTGAACCACCCCCTCCACCACCTGCTGATACGATTGAATTAAAACTTGATGTAGAACCTGCACTTCCTTGATCTGTTCTTGCTGTTGGACCACCTGCACCTCCAGCAC